GCTGAGATGATTAAGCAGAAGCGGCCTGGTGGCCTCCTGGCGGCATAACGATGGCGACCTTCACCTACACACCCAGTTTTGAGGCCACTGAGGCCAGCAAGCCTCGGGCGCATAAGTTCCAGTCAGGTGATGGCTACGAACAGCGCGTGCGGTTTGGGCTTAACACTGACCCGAAGGAATGGACGTTGACCTTCTCGGAGCGCACCAACACCGAGCGCGATGCCATCCTGTCGTTTTTAGAGGCGCGTGCTGCCGTTGAAAGCTTCGACTGGACCCCACCGCGCGGAAGCGCCGGCAAGTATGTCTGCGAAGAATGGCAGGTGACCATGCGGGCGTACAACTTCAACACAATTCAGGCCACGTTTAGGCAGGTGTTTGAGGTATGACCGTACCCGTTTCAGAGCTTCAAAAGATTGCACCCAGCGCCATCATTGAGTTGTTTGAGTTGCAGCTCAATACAGCAATCCAAGGCAGCAACACGATCTATCGCTTCCACGCCGGCACCAACGCAACTGGCACTAACGGCAACATTGTTTGGGCTGGCAACACCTATCAAGCATTTCCAATAGAAGCCGAGGGGTTTGAATACTCCGGCAACGGTCAGCTTCCGCGTCCCAAGATTCGCATCAGCAACATCCTGGGCACGATCACGACCATCATTCTGATGACACCGCTGGAAGGCGCCAAGGTCACGCGCATTCGCACGATGGCCAGGTTCCTAGACGCGGTGAACTTCAGCGGTGGTGTGAACCCCTTTGGAACACCGGACCCAACTGCTGAGTTTCCGCGTGAGGTGTATTACATCGACCGCAAGAGCGCCGAAACCCGCGATGTGGTGGAGTTTGAGTTGGCAGCCGCCTTTGACTTGGTGGGCGTCAGGGCGCCTAAGCGCCAGTGCATTAGCAACGTCTGTCAATGGGTGTATCGCTCGGCGGAATGCGGGTATGACCCTGTTGGTCCTGCGGCAAGACCGTTGCGCGAGCATTACGCTGCTTTTGGTTATAGCGAAGGTCGCAACATCAACAGCACTGGGCAATTTAATGCCACGTATTATTTGGCGACCTATGCAGACGTTGCTGCTGCCTATACCCTTGCTACGGCAAACCAGCATTTTCGCAATTATGGGGTTTGGGAGGGGCGAAGCGGTAATGCTGGCGGACAGTTCAATGCTAGTTATTACCTGACAACTTATGCCGACTTAAACTCGCTTGTTTATTTTAATGAATCAGATGTAGGCGTCAGCAGTCAATCTTTGGACGTGTGCGGCAAACGCTTGAGTAGCTGCAAAGCTCGGTTTGGCTCTACGGCGGAGTTGCCATTTGGCAGCTATCCAGGCGTAGGCACATACTTCACATGAACGACACCACACGCGCTGCTGCGCTAGAGCACGCCAAAGCCGAAGACCCACGCGAGGCTTGTGGGCTGGTGGTGGTGGTCAAAGGCCGCGAACGATACTGGCCTTGCCGTAACCTCAGCACCGAAGCCGGTGATTTCTTCACGCTCGATCCAGCGGACTATGCAGCGGCAGAGGATGCTGGCGAAGTATTGGCAGTTTTTCACAGCCATCCAATATCACCGCCTACACCCAGCCAAGCGGATCGTGTGGCGTGCGAGAAATCCGGCCTGCCCTGGTACATCGTCAACCCCAAAACCGAAGCATGGGGCGAGTGCAAACCTGAGGGTTACAAGGCGCCGTTGATTGGGCGTGAATGGGTATGGGGGGTGCAGGACTGCTGGTCCCTGGTGCGTGATTATTACGGTGAACAGGGCATCGTGTTGCCTGACTGGGAGCGGCCACTCACCTATGACGAGTTTGAAGCCAAGCCGATGTTTATGGATTGCTGGCGGCAAGCAGGGTTTGAACAGATTGACGAGCGCGACATTCAAGCCGGCGATGCGGTGTTGATGTGCGTTTCTGGCACCGGCCTCAACCACGTCGGTGTGTACCTGGGCGATCAGATGCTGCTGCACCACCTTGGCCCCAACAGGCTTAGCAGCCGGGATCTCTATGGCGGCTGGCTGATGAAGTGCACCGGCTGGGTCGGCCGACTTACCATGGCGAAAGGCTAGGTAATCTGATGCGCGAGATCAGGATCTACGGTGCATTGGCCAAGTTCCTCAAGCGTCGTGTGTTTCGCGCTGAGGTGGCAACAGCAGCAGAAGCTGTCCGCTTCTTGGTGGCCAATTTTCCCGCCGTGGAGAAGTTTATTGCTGAGCGAGATTTTCGGGTAAGTCTGGGCGAACGTGATCTGGTCCTTGAAGAGATCCACGATCCTGCTGGCCAGCAAGTGATCAAGATCGTGCCCGTGGTGACTGGTGCTGGTGCAGCAGGGCGGATTCTTGCTGGCGTGGCGTTGGTAGCGCTAGCCGTCGCTGCTCCCTACATCGCAGGTGCAGCTGTTTGGGGAGGCGCCCTTTCCTATGGAGCAGGCTCCGCATTAATTTCAGCGGCTCCTTTTATTGGAGCAATCGGTGCCAGCTTGGCTTTGGGCGGCATTTCCCAGCTTTTGACGCCAACACCAACAACGGCAACGGGTTCTGACTCCAGCAGCGACCCCCGCAAAAACTACAGCTTCAGCTCCATCCAAAACACCTCACGTCAAGGCATACCCGTACCCATTGTTTACGGTGAAACCATTGTTGGTTCGGTCGTCATCAGCGCCGGCATTGACATCACCCAGGTGGCAGCATGACGATCATTCGTGGCGCCAAGAGTCGCGGTGGGGGCAAAAGCGGTGGGGGCTCGCAGCACACACCCACGACTGAGCCCGATAGCCTATTTTCTACTTCTTACGCCAAGCTGATTGACCTGATCAGCGAGGGTGAAATCTATGGGCTTAAGGATGGCCTGAAGTCGATCTACGTTGACAACACGCCGCTGCAAAACGCAGACGGATCGTACAACTTTCAAAACGTTAGCGTCTACACGCGCAACGGGACGCAAACCCAAAGCTACATTCCTGGTTTTGATGACGTTGCCAATGAAGTATCTGTTGGTGTCACCGTAAAGCAGGCATTCCCTGTGGTGCGCACGATTGTCAATCCGACAATTAACACGGCGCGAATTGCCATCTCGGTCCCGTCACTTCAGGAAGTGCAAAGCAATGGGGACATCACGGGCGCCAGCATAAATTTACAAATTGCCGTCCAGTACAACGGCGGTGGATACACCACGGTTATTGATGACACAATCAATGGCCGCACCGGCCAGCCGTATCAAAAACAATACGCTGTCAATCTCAGCGGCACATTTCCAGTAGACATTAAAGTCACCCGTATTACCGCTGACAGCAGCGATCCAAAACTGTCCAACGCCTTTTCGTGGACCTCGTACACGGAGGTGACGTGGGCAAAACTTGCTTATCCCAACTCGGCGTTGATTGGTGTTCGCATTGATGCTGAACAGTTCAACAACATTCCCAGTCGGTCCTATCGGGTCCGTGGCATCAAGGTCAAAATCCCCAGCAATGGCACCGTCAATCAAACAACTGGCGCCATCACTTACAGCGGTGTCTGGGATGGCACGTTTGGTGCAGCCCAGTGGACCTCGGACCCCGCCTGGTGCTTATTCGATCTTTTAAGTTCATCACGCTATGGGTTTGGCACGCACATTGATGCAAGCCAGCTGGACAAATGGGCGTTTTATTCCGCCAGCCAATACTGCGGCGCCAGTGTGCCTAATGGCTTTGGTGGCTACGAGCCGCGTTTTTCTTGCAACATCAATATCCAAACCGCAGATGATGCCTACAAGCTCATCAACGATATGTGCTCGGTGTTTCGTGCCATGCCATTTTGGAGCACGGGCTCGCTCACCGTATCGCAAGACAAGCCATCAGATACTGCCTACCTGTTCACGCTGGCGAACGTATCCGAGGAAGGCTTTAGCTACAGCGGCTCCAGCTTGAAATCCAGGCCCAATGTGGCCGTGGTCCAATACATGGACCTTGACCTCAGAGATACCGCCTACGAGGTGGTTGAGAATGCAACCGCGATTGCCAAGTACGGCGTCATCAAAACTGATGTAACCGCCTTTGCTTGCACGTCACGAGGTCAAGCTCACAGGGTGGGGGACTGGTTGCTTTATACGGCCAACAACGAGGCCACTGAGACCGTCACCTTTGTTGCATCCATTGATGCGGGCGTGTTGGTGCGTCCGGGCCAGGTGATTGAAATCAGCGATCCTGTGCGTGCTGGCACGCGACGTGGCGGCAGGATCAGCTCAGCAACTACAACAGCAATCACGGTGGATGATGCTACCGGCTTGACCATTACCAAAGCGCCAATGCTGTCTGTAATCTTAAGCGACGGCACGGTTCAAGCACGTCCGGTATCAAGTGTGGTTGGCAAAGTCATCACGGTTTCATCCGCATTCAGTTCAGCCCCCTCTGCTAACAGCGTGTGGGTGTATGAAACAAGCGATATTCAAACTTCTACTTGGCGCGTGTTGGGCGTGCAGGAGCAGGACGAATGCAAATATGCCATCACAGCATTGGCTTACAACAGCAGCAAGTACGATTACATCGAACGTGGCATTGCATTACAGCCCAGAGATGTCACCAACCTCAACGAGCTACCGGACCCCCCGACTAATCTGGCCGCTGTTGAAGTGCTCTACGAAAACAACAGCAGGGCTCTATCCAAGGTTTTAGTCAGCTGGGCACCAACGCCAGGCATCACCACGTATTTGGTGAAATGGCGAACAGTCAATCCTTATGGCAATTGGGTCAATGACATTGTCAAACGCAATGATTATGAAATCTTGGATAGCACAGCGGCGAGATATGAAATCAACGTATTAGCGCAAACGCCTTCCCTGTTTTATTCACAGCCGGCGCTGCTGACGTTCAACGCGAAGGGCAAAACGGCGCCACCTTCCGATGTGACAGGGTTGTCGTTGATCTCCATTGACAGCGCCAGTGCAATCCTGTCTTGGGATCTGGCGCCGGACCTTGATGTGCGCCTTGGCGGCAAAGTCCTGATCCGCCATTCCATTCTTACCTCTGGTGCCACCTGGGAAGAGGCGCAAGAGCTGGTGCCTAGTGCCGCCGGCAACCAAACCCAAAAGCAAGTGCCATTGCTGACCGGCACCGTACTGGTCAAATTCGAGGACGACACCGGCAACCGTTCACTGAACGCAGCAACAGCAACAACAGCAACGCCTCTTCCAATACCACGGCTAACCGTTGTCACCTACGCAGAGGATGCAGAGACGCCACCATTCACCGGCAACTACACCAACATGGCCTATGCGTCAGAACTGGGCGGCCTCATCCTGACCAGTGGCACCAATGTCGATAACATGGCCACTGATGGAAACTGGGATGGCCTGAACTCCATCGACAGCATTGGTGGCGTGGTTAGCAACGGTGAATATGAATTTGGCAGCACTTACGACATGGGGGGCATTTATGACGTGAATCTCACTCGCCGCTTTACCACCCGGCCCTATCTGCCTGCTTCGTTGTGGGACGACAAACTCGGCAACATTGATGATTGGCCGTTGATTGATGAAGCGAACCTTGATGGCGTGAATGCCACGCTTTACGTGCGAACAACGACGGATAACCCCAGCGGCACACCGACGTGGGGTGCTTGGAAAGAATTTGCCAACGCGATCGTGAAGGCCCGTGGGTTCCAATTCAAAGTGCTTGCCGAAAGCACCGACGCTTCGCAAAACATCATCATTGACCAGCTCGGGGCGACGATGGAACTCCAGCAGCGCATCGAGCAATCAGCCATCCTGACGGCACCGGCAGCGACGTACAGCGCAACCTTTGCCAGCGGGTTCTACCAACCTCCATCGGTGGGCATCACCGCCTACAACATGGCCACGGGTGATTACTTCACCATCAGCAGCGTGACTGACACAGGGTTCCAGGTAGCATTTATGAATAGCGCCGGTACAGCCGTATCCCGGCAATTCACCTACAATGCCGTCGGCTACGGCAAGGCAAGCTAACGCATGGCACAGGCTGACCTAAACGTTGCAAACCAGTCTGGTGCAGCATTCCGTTCCGACCTGAACGGTCAACTGCTGGCGCTGGGTACGTTACAGAGCGGGGGTTCTGCACCGAGCACG